CATTCTTTTAACAATGTGGTCACCCACAAAATTAGGTGCAGTTATTACTGCTGATATATTTGGATTATCTTTTAGGTAAGGTTCTTTCTCAGCAATCTTCATCACTTTATCAAACACTTCACCTGTGTCTTTGTTTTTAAATGTATATGTTGGCATTATTTTCTCTTTGGAAATTCTGTTTCTTTTATATCAGGTTGCATATCATCAATAGCATCATTTACTGCTTCTATTTCATTACTGTTTGTATCACATGAATATTCTAGTGACACAATTTTCGTTTCTAAATCAAAAATTGTTTTTTCTAAATTTTTAACTGTCATTTTCAGATACTCAACATCTTCTGCTAAGTCTTTACTATTATATATTTCCATACCATTCTGGCCTCGTTCTATTTTTCCAATTAGCAAATCCTTTCTTTTCATTTATATAATAATTTTTATATGCCTGAATTGGATTTCCTATCACCTTACAATAATCAGGCATTGCTTGAGGTAACTCTGTTAATCCAATGTCTTTAATATTGTTTGGTGTCCTAAGTAGACTAATAGATGGTTTCGATGCACCATGTATTTTTCCATATCTATGTGTATACTCTGCAAGACAAGCCATGTAAATCTGGTACATCAAACGATAATTTGATTTACTTTCACGCACCCACACATTACAAGGATGATTCACATGACTTGCTTTGTACAATATACTTTCCCTTTCATCAGGTAGTTTCCACCTTTTGATTCTGTGATTATTTTTTGTTCTATCTTCATACAATTCACCATCTAGGTATCTATGTGCCGTAGATAGTAATTGTGCATATTCTGTTGCCATCTTTACAACATGTTTATCAACATGCCACTTGATGTTTTGTATTGGGTCTTCATGTAGATAGAAGATATTCATTCATCAACTCCTTTACTTTTACTAGATTCTTGTATTGTAACACATTCTCACTCATACTGTCAATAGCCCCCTTAATTAGTCCAAAATCAGTCTTTAAGACATCTTTTAGAGGGTAGATATCAACATGTATTAGAAAGACTGCTGTGCTGCCCTGTGTGACTGTCGCAGTCCTTTCATGTTCTACTCTAAATGTCAAATCATCTAGTGAATCAAACTCTGGTTTATCATATTTTGGATGATTACTATATCCATTTAATGATGATATGCCCCAAGTGTATCTATGAAATGATTGTCCACTTGTCATGGCTCTCATGATGCCATCAGATGCACGAAGTAATGCTTCATTGTCTGCAATCGGTTCATGTAATTCTGCCAAAGTTTTACCTTCCTTTTCTCCTGCATTCCATGATGACGGAAATGCCACAAAACATGCCTCTAGTTTTCCTTTGTGCATGATAACTACATCATCTTCAATTGCCAAACCTAAATCTTTTATGTTATTACATTCTGTAAATAATTGATAATCATCAGGTTGATTGAACAATGATAATTTTGCTGCTGTTCTTTCAGCAAGTTTTTCTTCCTTTGCAACATCTGTTTCAAACCAAATGTCTGGGCCTAAATTATCTAATTCTATTTTCTTTTGTGATTGAATTTCTATGTCAGTTTCGTTTGCATTAAACTTTGGGTTTTCACATGGATTGAAAACTGGTTTCATGTCAAAGGGATTTCTAATTACATGTTCAAACATCACTATAATTCTTTTCTTCTTGCTCTCTCTTTTTTTCTATTTTTGATAAATCAATTAATGCTAATATCATTGATACAGTAGCAATCATGTATACAACAATTTCTGGGATGTAAAAACTCATGATACTTCTTTTACATCTTGAACAACAGACTTTGGTATGATTGTAGAATTACCACATTCATCAATACTGCCGTCTTCCTTGAAATTAAAATCTGAAACGATTCTAACAATATCATCATCATCTTCACTAACTAAAAAACCTGTACTTAAACATCTAGGTAATTTACTTTCTTTTACATCTTCTATACTTTGCCATGATGAATCTGATGTGATATCAATCCAATATACATGAACAAATTTGTAGGGTATCTTTTTGATTGCTCTACTCATAATACATAACCTCTGGTGTTCATACCGACCTTATGATGAGGTCGAGAGAGAGAGTAGGTCGATATGAACGGGAACTATTTTGTAACCTCATTTTTACTAGCCATTATAACAGACTAAACAAGACTTGTCAAGTACTTTATACGCCAGATGCACTACCTGGTGCTTGTGGGTATTTTGGTGCTTCTTCAATCATGAAATTTTCATCCCACTTGAAAGCCTCTCTTACTACATCTTTCGATAAACCTTTATATACTTGATGTAATTTTTTATCTTTTGCATCACACAATAATTGTGCTTCAGTTTCATGCAATCCCTCACACATTTGAATAAACATGTTTTCTTTTTGTGGTTGAGTTGTATCATTATCTGCACCTTTTACAAAATGCCACAATTTTCTTGCTTCACTTTGAAGAACAGTATGTTCTGTTCCTATGGGAGCATCATTTTTTTTGTATGGTACTTCACCTTGTGGTATTACCCATTCTATTTTTGGGTCAAAAGATGCTTTTAATATCATTCTTAATGAACTGTTATCATTTATTATTAGTATTGCTACTTTCTCTGCTTTTGTTTTTGCCTTGTGTACTTTATCAAGTACTTCTGAAAACAATAGTGTTACATTGCCATTTGCCATTTTAAAATTCTCCAATTTGTTCAGTTAAAGTTTTTAATCTTTTATCTATAAAATAATCTAATAGTTTACTTCTGTCGCCACAAGTGGCGCCTTTGAAATCATCTAGAATACATTGTTCTAATTCCTCTGGAATCTCATCCAAATTAATTAGAGCATTGTTTCTTTGATAATTTCTTTTCAACTCATCATTTAAATCATCAATATCTTGAGCTAATATACTATTCAACTTTTTAGATGTTAAAGGTCTTTGCCTCAAACCATCTGTAAAAGTATGGTCTGGCGATAATACATTTGGTACACCATCTGATTTATCACCTTTTAGTATATGTTCTTTTATATAGACAACTGGATTAACCCCATTTACATGTTTTTTAGTAATTGGACTATATTGTCTTACATTCTCATATTTATGCAACTGTATGAAGTCTTTATCACCAGATACAATCATGATTTTCTCACTTTGATAATGTTTGCATATTATTGCAATCACATCATCTGCTTCTGCCCCATGAGTTTCAACAACTTTGTAGGGCAAAAATTCTCTTATTTCTTCTTTAATTTTATTTAATACCTCAAAGATACTATCCCAATCTTTGTTATCTTTTTCTCTACCTTTTTTACGATTCGCTTTATACTGTGGAAATACTTGTTTACGCCAATATGCCCTTGAATCATAAGTTAATACTAATTCACCAAAGTCTTCGGTAAACATGGTACGATATGCTCTTACAGAATTTAATATCATATGTCTAACCATTTCATCATCCAATTCGCCATCGTTCATGTGCAAATGCATCATTAAAGATGCTAAAGAGATTTGATTCATGTCTACTAATATCATATTAAATTCCTAGTTTAGAAAGGGTGGCCCGAAGACCACCCCACTAATTCTTAAATAATTAAGAAGCGAATGAAACTCCTGTTCCATAAAGTGCTTTGATTCCAGCAGCGACAATTGTTTTGTCTGCTCTGCCGTTCATAAGTAATTCACCTACACCAGCATTAATAATTGCTTGTGTTGGTTCACCCATACGATATGATGTTCCACTAGCAGTTTTGTTAGTGTAAATCATAAGACCTGTTCTTCTTAATTTATCCACCATTGCTTGTGGCGAAGTAAGGTCAAATGTTGTTCTTAATTGTTTCCATGTAATTACATCACCTCTTTCGAAGGCATTAATTACTCTTTGTGTTTTTGAAAGTTTCTTTCTTCCCATATTATAATCTCCTGTGATTATTGTAGTTTATAACTAATTTTATGCCTCGTATAGTCATATCGGCAATTACATTGTCGTAATTCTTAAAATTCGTTTCCATTATCATCATCATCATCTTTTTTCTTTGATAACTTTTTATTTCTTTTTTCATTCATAGATTTGTCTACTTTAAATTCATCACTTGGTTTCCAGTCAGATATTTTATTTGTATCATCTTCTAATTCTAAGTCTGATTCAAATGCTATTTCTGTTGAATCATCTTCATTTCTAATATCATCTGCCATGTCTATCAAATCTTGCAATAATGGTGCATCAAATCTCGAATAATATAAATCTACACCATCATCATTCTTAGTTTCTTCTGGCGACATTATATTATCAACCAATCCCTGTATTATATGTGGTATTTTATCTTGTCTAGATAATATACCTTTAATTGCCTCTGATAGAAATCCAATATCTAAAATAAATCCCTCATCAGAAATGTTGTATCCATTTTCACTTACAGTGTGAATTAATTGTACCATAAGATTTTCAGTTATAATATCAATCTTGGCAAGTTTGTCTTGCATTCTTAGTTGAGTATTATTTTTATCTAATGCCTTGTCGTATTTTTCTTTAACCCATTCACCATTATTATCAACTGGATTATCACCCCATGGCCCTACAACTACATTATCTTTTTTATCTTTCTCATCTGTCATGATATAATCTTTTTCTCAACTGGTACTATTGCACCGATATAATTTAAATAGTTATCTCTAATATCTGTCTTAGGTTCATTTACTGTTATTATATTTTCTTCTTTAATATCAAATTCTTCATTCTCTGCGAATGGTATAAAAGGTGAAAAATATAATTTACTCTCTTGACTTGCACCTGGATTCTGCCCCATTGGTATCAATACAAAAGGTTTCTTTATTGTAGTAACTGATTTAC